AAGGAGCATCTTGGTTTTTAGGTGTTCCAAGGCGGTCACCCGGTTGGCTAGATCACCAAAGCTGGCTAGGGCTGTCTCAATCATTTTATACAGAGTTACTTGTCGTTCCTCTATGCGGATCAAACGGCGATCCACGTCCTCAATCTTGGCCCTAAGATCGTGTACCTCATCAAGACTCACGACCCCGACCCTCCAGATACTTTAACGCCACAGCCAGATGCACAACGGCTTCGGTCACCTCGTCCCGGTTTCGACCTTCCTCGACAATCCTTTTGATCGAGCGGTTGACACTGAGGAGATGCTTCACCTTCCCGATGTACTTCGTCTCCTTGGCCATCAGGTTGTTTTCCGTGGCAAACTTGAGTGCCTCTTGAAAACAGGCGAACTCCGCTCGCGTCATCAATAAACGCAAACTCAAACTGGTCAGCCAGGTGGCGAGGCGTTTCCACATCTTAGAGATTCTCCGGCACGCTCGGCTGGCTGAACTGCACCGCATCGGCCTCGTCGTTGGTCGTGGCGGCGAGGATCAATCCCTTGCACCGCAGATATTCGTTACGGCAAGCGGCGATGTAGTTTTTGATGGCCTCGCAACGCTCGGGTGAGTAGATGCCGGCGATGGCGTTAAGTTGGGTTTTTTCGTCTAGGCCAGCGGATTCAATTACATGAGATGTTTTTAGTTTAAGATAATATATGCATTGAGATTTAGCATAATCCAAACTTCTTGTGTCAATGGAGGAAACAAGGTTTCCAAGCTCGTCAAAATGATCGTGTTTAATCATGTTAATCCGACAAGTATAGTGTTGTCCCCTGATTCAGTAATAGTCCCAGACCAAGGATTTGGCAGAGCGTTTGCATATGTGTGTAAAGAAAAAGAGGTAAATTGAGATCCGTTAAATCCAGAAAAATATCCCCACATTGCGCCGCCAGCCATGGCATTAAATGAAGCTCCTCCATTTGATGCGACTGCAACAATAACCCATCCTTTATTAAAAGATGTTGCTGTAAAAGAAATGGATTTTAGGCCAGTCGATGTTGTGGCAATTCCACCTGTCTCCAGTAATTTGTTCGAAGGAAGCCCGCCGCTGGATATTTCGTAAAATCCCAGCTTTACCTCAGAACTTGCCGCCGCGTTTGTCACCCAAATGTAAGCATTAGTGTAATTTTTTGTTTCTGGCACATAGACAGCGGTCCATAAAATGTATCCGCTAGCATGGTTTTTAGTGGTAATAGTCCCAAGCCCGTAATAATTAAATCTTCCTGACTGAACCTTTGCCGCTGATGGAATAAACTCATCAATAGGCAGCGCAACATTTCCGCTCGCCCCGCCGCCGCCGAAGAAGGCCATATATTAACCCTGAATCCCGATGATTCTGGCCGTGCCAGTGGATGTGATGGCTGCGATTGCGCCGGTAGGGATGAAGGATCCCTCCCAAGTAATTCCCTGACCGCTGGTCAACTGGATGTCATCGGTTGTGCTGGCGGTGCCATTGGTGTCAATAAACACCGTTCCGCTGGTGCATTGAACCAAGAGGTAATTTCGGTTGGCATTTGCGGCAAACAAGGTTCCGTTGGTCGTGCCAGCGGTTAATGTCCCGGTGGTGGTAGTTCCCTTGGTGGATTGAATACCATCGGCAATGTCAGCCTGAATGGTGGTAAGCAACGCCTCGATCTCGCCCAAATTGGCGTTGATCGACATGGTCCCGCCGGTAAGCGGTCCAAGGCTTTCAATAATCGTGTTCCACTGGCGACCCATGACGGGCCTCCTTTAGTCCTTGCGGACGTAGATGGCAACCTGACCGCCAGCAGAATTAACCACGCTGGCGATGTCGCCATAGATGGTAACTCCCTGACCAATCGTCGCCGTGGTGGTTGAACCGCTGATCGTCAATGTCGCCGTGGCCTGCGTAAGAGCGGTCACCGCATCGTAGCTTCCAGTGTTCGTGGAAGCCGACGATGCGATGATCGTCCCGGCATCACCAAGGGTGAGTCGAGATAAGAGACGCATCTTAGCTGTGGAGCGCGATGCGGTAGCTCGTGCCGTTGAGGGTCACATTGAGCGAAGCAGGGGAGGTCGCCACGGTGTTGACCGTGCCGCCACTGCTGGACGCCGTGAACTCAATCACATTGGCAAAGCCCTGTGAATTGATGCGGACGGCCTTACCCTTCGCCTTGATCGGACTGCGCTGGAATTCGTTAGCCATTTTATTTTCTCCTTTGCAAGGCCGCCGCACGTTTGATCTTATCTGGCGTGTATTGGCTCTTGAACCTGCTCCCAAGCTTTTGTTCCTGGGAGTAATACCCCTTCATTAAGTTTGTCATGTTGACGCCTTCGGGGTTTTCGCGGGGTTCTCCAACTCCTACGAGCGTCAATTTTTGAGGCACGCTAAATCTTTTAAGGTAACGAGGGACTGAGTCCCTGTCCGCCACCGGCTTTTCCAGTTCGACGACTGACCCATTTCTGGTGTCTTCGTACTGGTAAACAGGCATTAGGCGTAGTTCTCCTTGTCGGATTCCTCGGCCATCTTCATCATCTGGTCTTCCTCGGACATCTCAGGCTTGTTTTCCTCGGACTCGGATTCCTCGGCCATCGCGTTATTGACGCGGACCATGGCAACACCGTTCTCGATGGATTCAACCGTGCCTTCAAGTTCCACCATGTCGCCAGCTTCGGGAGCAGCGTTTTCTTCACCCTCCCCAAGCTCAAACATGGAGATAGGAAGTTTCACCATTCCTGATTTCATGGACTTCTCCTTGGTGGAAGGAGCGGGGGAGGTTTTACCCTCCCCCGCCTTCCGGGGACCCATACCAATAATTAGCATGGCTCCCATTTAACTATTACGAGTAGTTGGACTTGCTGAACAACACGCGGAAGAACCGGGTGTCGAGCTGCTTGGCCGCGTAGAACGTCTTGAACGAGCAGACGATCCGCTGTCCATAGGGGTCGCTCTTGTCAGCCGCGTCGAGGATCGTGACCTTCGGGGAGAAGGGCGAGCCGGAAGCCGCAACGGCGGACATGTGAGGAACTCCGAACGCCTGACCACCGAGCAACACGTTGCCGTAAACGGCGGCGTTGGCAGTGGCAGCGTTGACAACGCCGTCAGCGGCGGTGGCAAACGTCTGGACGTTGGTCGAGCTGATCACGCTGCAACCAAAAAGTTTTCCAACCTCGCCACGGAAAATTTGATCCGGGGCGGAGTAGCTGGAAACCTTCAGCCAATCGTCGTCCTGCTGGAGGTCGCGAACGACCGCCGGGTGCGCCACGAGGGCGTAGCCGTCCTTGATCTTGGGGGCGCGGCTGATGAACAGCGCGGTCGCTCCGTCGAGCAGGTCGGTGGCGGTGATGCTGGAGTTGGGGGTCGTGCTGGTCGCGAAGGTCGTGCCGTTGGTGCCGTTCTGGGCATAACGGGCATAGGACTTCGTGGCCACGCCGGTACCAGTGCTGGTCGAAGAATCCTGCACCAACGCACGGTGACACAGGGTGTCGGCGTGGAGGGCGGCGTCTTCGCCGAGTTGCTTGGTAGCCTGGGCGAGGTGGCTGAACAGCTCGGTGGCGAGCAAAATATCGGTCAATACGATTTTGGAACCGTACTGAACGAGGGTTGCTTCAACCGAGGAGAGAGTCAGATCGCGTTCGTCACCGCTGGAAGGCGTGGTGCCTTCGGACAGGTTGGCGATTGCGCTGATGCTCGGGTCGTCAAAGCGGAAGAAACGAATCGTTTTGTTTCCGCCAGTTTTGGTGGGGTAAGGCACCTTGTTCGCAAACTGCTCCATCTGAAGGAGGGGCAGCGCACGCTCCAGCAATTGCTTGCTGAAGTACGTCTGGAACTGTGCCGTGACTGAACCAGTAGTAACCATTTTGTTTAGTATCCTTTATTGCTACACGTTGGCTCGGTCAGCTTCCATCGCCATGCGGAGAAGTTCTTTCTCCTGGTCGGCAGAGGACATTTCGTGAAATGACTTCTGCTTGGCTGGCGCTGACGGCTGGCCCGAAGCCGGGGTCGTAGCTTTTCTGAGTTGAGCGAGTTCACGCTCATACTCTTGAACCTTCTTTTCCAAATCGGAAGCGGACTCCGCCTTGAGCCGGATCTTGGCGATGCCCACCGCATCCTTGATTCCCGCAGGGTAGTTGCGGAGAATCGCGTGATTCTGGAGCATTTCTGAGACGGCCTTGTAGAGGGAGCTGTTGGAATCCTTTAGGTCGGGGTTTGATTCGACCTCTT